CCATAACTTGTTTTATTAGTCATACTAGACATAATTAGGAATTTAAGCAAATGACAGAAGTACAGGCAGCTTTACTAGGAGCAGGAGCTACCGCATTTGTTATGGTTTTGTCAAACATGAGTAATCGAAGAGAACGTACCATAATAGATATTTACAACAGATTAAACCAGTTATCGCAAGCGGTTAGCAGGTTAGAAGGACAAAACCGATAATGTTTGTTATGTTTGGGATACATAACACAAGCAAATGCTAAAAATTTTTAAACCTATCCTTCTTGTTTTTATAAAATCAAAAGCAATGAAAAGGTTAATAATGGATCTGTTAAAAGCAATAGCTAAACAAACAGACAATACACTAGACGATCAAGCCGTAAGCTTCATAGAAGCTAGAATGTATCCAGGATCTACCACAACTCTTCAGTAGCCATGAAAGATGACGGGTTTATGAAAATGATTGGTAGTAAGCTGCCTCCCGAAACAGAACTGGCAGTGGAAATGAGATGCAGAGAAGTTTGGGCTTGTGAAGATATAGAACAAATAAAAGCCTTCTGCATAGACCTTATGAAAAATCATGCAAGGGCTGAAGCTGTGCTGTCTACTGCAATGATGCGTGTAATAGAATTAGAGTCAAGATTATCTGCTATAAAAACACCTACAAGAAAACATACAGGACTGCATAGAGTTAGCTGGTGGATCGAGCAGTTACAAATGCACTGGAAGTATAAAACACCTAAAAAACGCTATACAAAGTAATTATTCTTTTACTTTTCTACCATCAATACGTCTTTGGACCGATTCTCGCCACATTAATTCGTCTTTAGCTTCAGCAATTTTATATTCAGAACTAGGAAATTCACGTTCCAGGGCTTCATAAGCTACCTCTCTAACCCAGGCAGTACCTTTTATACCCTTCTTTTCGGCTGACTTTTCTATAAGTTCAGCCCTGTTTGGGTCGATAAGAACCTGATAATAACTTTTGTTTCCGTGTCTTAGAGCCATTTACAATGTTGTTCTTGTACTACTCTACCACCAAAAAGGCAAATCGGCTTTTTCAATCTGCTTTTTTACATAGTTTTTTCTTGCTTGACTACGCTGTTTAGTCTTGCCGACACGAACTTCTCTAGCTTTCTTCAAAAATTCTATGGCACTAGCCAAATCTTTTGAAGTTGCGTTAGGAATCTGTTTGTACAGATCCCTCATTAGTTCTGTTCTTATATTCTTCTGCATAAGCTACAGGCATTACATCAATAAGTGTTTTGTAGTATTGTACTCCAAGCTGTTTATTGTGCTTGGAGATATACCATCCGTTTTCATTTTTACAAATACCAATCATTGTTTTTTGTTCCAGTGTTTAATTAAGGTTTTTAATTCTAAGATGCGTTTTTGGGCTGCATCTATACGATCTTGTCTGGTCAATGAACTTCACTCCACTTGTTTCCAATAGATACTTCAGCTAATGCAGGGATCTCACCTAACCATTTTGCTTCAGCTTTTTCCATTGTAGTTTTAAGAATTTGAGCCCACTCATCTGCAATATCTTCCTTAACTAAAAGAAGCAATTCATCGTGAACGGCTGCTGCAATCCTTACTTTATTCTCACCAGCTTCCTTAACCTGTGTCCATAAGTTTCCTAATGCACACTTTAATATTGCAGCACCAGCACCCTGTATGGGTGTGTTACATCTAACAGTTACACGGTTAAGATCACCTTTAAGAAACCTACGCATATTGGAAACAGGAATCCTAGTCTCAGGCCACTCATCTCCCTCTGTGGAACGTACCAGATAATTCATCTCCTGTTGCCAGCTTTTTATACCGCTATATGTATTGAGCCAGTTATCTCGAACCTTGGCAGCTTCATCTGATGACATAATCACACCACTACTACCAGCGTAGTTACGCAAACCTTCTGCTCCTGCACCATACAACAGACCAAAGTTTGCTGACTTGGCTATCTGTCTATCGCAACCCATCTGCTGTGCGGTGTAATCATGTAAATCATCACCACGTTTAAAGGCAGCAATCATATTTTTATCATTAGCCAGTGCAGCAGCCAACCGTAATTCCATCTGTGAAAAGTCAGCATCAACTATTTTCCAACCTTCAGGAGCTTGTACACATTGTCTAAACTCAGAATCTCTAGGAATCTGCTGATTATTAGGCTTGATACTGGACATTCTTCCTGTATCTGCACCTAACTGCATATATGAAGCTCTTACATATCCATCATCAGACATTTTATCCAAGATACTCTCAATCATCTGTCTACGTTTTTCTCTACGCTTCCAAGTCATAAGTGTTTGGATCGTAGGAGAATCAGCAGCACAACTCTTCAAAGCATCTTTCGCAACACTAGGTTTACCATCTTTATTGACTGGAGTATATCCAAGAACTAATTCAAGCTTTTCTAGTAGTTGTTTAGAGCTTTTTATATTGAATCCTGCATACTGTTTAGTACCTAACCTTACTGAACCTTGGTCTTTCGCACGTAGATTAACCGAACCATCCTCATTTCTAGGTAACTTTTTTCCAACTGGTAGGTCATTATCAAGTTCTCTGATAAATTCATTACCCAGTTCTTTAATGTCATCCTCATAATCTGTACGACATTGTTCTAATTCTTCTCTATTCCAGGGTAGCCCTATCCTCCACATCTGGGCCATAGCTGGAAGTGCCCTACATTCCAATTTATAGGCTCTATTAAGCTGTGCATTTCTTATTTTTTGGTCTAGTATTTGATCTAACTCCAATAGTACTTCAATATCTTTTGCTGCATATTCAAGCTGTTCCTTAGACAGTGTTTCTAAACTCCAATTAGATTTCTGTTGTTCTTTAGATACTTCTATATTTAGCTGTCTTTTAGCTAGTGCATCCAGACCGTGTTTAGTCTGTGGAATACCATTGGTCAATAGTCTGCTGGCTATCATGCTGCATCTAACAGAACCATTTATATGTATGCCTTGTTCCTGTAGCCAAGCTATATCAAACACAGCATTGTGAGCTAACCAAAATCTATTGGTACTACTGAAGAAATCCTCCAAATAGTTCCAATCACTTTTTTCTAATTCAAAACAATCAATCACCACTATGGTTCGTGATGAATAACAACCCAACTGAATGAGCCTAAGTTTGCCCTCTTCTGGTTGTAGTTGTAAAGTTTCTGTATCAAAAGCCAGACTGTGTGCTGTCTGTAATCTTTTTAATTCTTGTATTCCGTAATATACAGAATAGGTTTGTTTTGTCATTGTTGAGGTCATGGAAGAACCTATAAATATGTTTTGTTACTGTAGCACAGTAGCTTAATTAATCCAACTATTTAACTTTTTCTGTAGTATTCGTATGTTTTCTTGAGTGCAAATCGCAACATCTAGTCCACAACCAACAGCTTCTAACACCTGACAATGAAAGTATTCTTTATCCCAATAATCAATTTCATTAACTTTTAATGCCTTACCGTGTCCATCATATTCTGTAAATCGCACGGTAGCTAACGGGCTATCTTCAAACTTTGGAACCTGATAAATAACCACATCTATTCTTTTTCTAGTCACGGTCTATTAATGTATTGGAATTGAGGAGGTAAAGGGTAGCCATTTTGTTCTATATAAACTCTAGCTACAAAAGGATGATAAGTATTAACTGTAGAATACACTGCATTAGTATCGGCATCAGTCTTTTTAGTAGGTATTCCGAGTTTTAATGATATATTTGTTAACTCAATTCCTATTGGTTTAGTAGTTGGAGTATCTGTTTTTAAACCTAAAATTTTAGCCAAAGAATTTGCAGTTACTCTACCCTGATTGACTTTTAAAGTTCTGTTATCTTCATGTAAATATTTTAAAGTCTCTGCCATACTATCTATCTTTTTATCCCTAATCTTATTATCATTATTTATTTTTTTGACTATTTTAAATAATGATAATTGTGATTCTTGTAAAGATTTTTGAGCTTGCAAGAACAGATTATCATTATCATCGTTAGCTTCAAAAGCGGTTAAATTAGACATTTTAGTTTTTCTATAAAGCTGATAATTAGGTTAATACAATATTACTTAAATGTCTATAATGTCAGTATTATTAGACTTTGACTCATTTATAGCTTCTATTACATCTATATTTGTCATTTTCTCCAATCCACTATCAGTATTCCAAAATTTATCATCCTCATCTTCCTTATACATGGAAGATCGTGTGTCAAAACCTTCTTTCGTTCCAAGGGAAGGAGTCTCATTGACAATTTGTTTTGGCAAAACCTCCTTTGTGTCAAAACTACCCTCTTCATAGGTTTTGACAATTTCGGGGTTTTGACAATTTTTTTTGTCAATCGAATCCATTGATATAACTTTATTATTAGGTTGTAACACACTATTTCCACGCTTCGTGTATGGAACGATAGTTTTACCAACTACAGGAGCAACGTAATAAACAGCAGGTCTTCCACCCTTAGAACTAACATTTACAGGAATATCTACTCTTTGAATAAGTTTATTCTTCTCTAATAATTGAAATATATATCTAAGGGTTCTCTTTCGTATAGAAGAACTTAAACCCAATCCTATTGGATCGTCTATTAAATCTTTAACACAGACAGGTTTATCACTTTTTCTAATAAAGTTTAAAACATCTACCTTTTTCTTTTCATGTGGATTGTCAGTCAACATATCTTCTATGTAATGTTTTATCTCGTATGTAAAATCCTGCTTAAGAACAAATATCATTTTTGTACCCTCTCTACCCTCTCTAGACTTTTCAACATTGATTAATCTTGAATTAGCAGTTAAAGATTTTTCTAGTAGTTCAGCAGATGGAATCCTCGTCATATTCCAAGTCTCATCTACGGCTGCCCTAATACTAGAACTACCTCTAAAACTTCCTGTTTTTGTATTGTGATGTATCACAACTATGCAACAGGCTTCAAACCCAACTTTCTTATCTGAAATACCATTATTTTTTACAAACTCTTTCAACGGCTTACTAAATTCTCTTCTATTTTCATCTACAGGATTACTTACACTACATCCATCCAAGCTATCTATCACAACTAAATCATACTTCTCAGCATTTTGAGTATCTTTAAACCATGAATACCATCCAAGATCAAAAGAGTTCTTGATACTTAAGTTTGGATCGTCAGGATTAATCCCCATAAGCTCAAACTGATTTTTTATAATTGCTTCGTTCTGATCTCCATTTAACCAAAGAATCTTTTTTCTTTTTACAGGAACTTTTTCTCCATAAACATCAATAGGTTTTTCTTCCAATATATGTTTAATTACTGTCTGACACAGTGCAGTCTTACCTGTTCCACCATCTGCGTGAACTAAATAAGTAAGAGGTTTAGCTAGTATTCCCGGAATAATATACTCAATACTCTCTGTTTTAAGTTTACTTAGTGTAACGGGCTTACCTTCACCATCTCGTACAAAAGCATTATGAGAATCAGACATTCTTATAACGTCTTGTAGTCCACAACCACTTTCCTTAGATATTCTTCTAAGCTCTTGCTCTAGAAATGCAGGGTTTTTGTATATTTCCTTTGCTTCATCAACCTGCTCTACCAAAGACGAACCATTTAATATATTTGGACTAAGTTTTAAAGGTATAGAGTTTACATCTTCAATAATTTTATCTAAACCAGTATTCTTAAATCTTTTTCTCTCTGGATCGACCTCATCTGCCAACTCAATAAGATGTGCCATATTGTATCTCGCACCATCATTTCTCCATGTTCCATACCATCTTCTTTCACATGGATCTTCACTACCATCCCAACAGTGTTCATAATCAGGATCTTTTTTAGACCACTCTGTCCATAAATGTAATCCTTCAATTCCAGGCAATTCATTGTTTATCATTGCCCCTATTTCCCACCAATAGTCCTCACTATTTGGTCCTTTATATCCAATAACACTTAAGCAACCTTTTACAATAGCTACCCTCTCTTCCTTGGTACGTTTACTCCATCTGTTATCTACATATTTAGTATCAACATCTTGATTGTTCTTTTTATATTGATCCTTCATCCTAGATAACAGCCACTCAGGAGCAGCAGGTACGTCAAATAGATCGCCTTTTAGCTTATATGCACCCTTTCCTATACCTTCCTTGTAATATTCCCCTGCTATGACCCCTTGGCCTCCCCAGAGAACTTCCCAACCTTCATGTCCAGCAGCAGTCTGACTTATAGACGCAACTTCACCTACTAGATCATCTGGTACTTTAAACAAGAATTTAGCAGCATTTTTCCTAAGAGAAGTAACCTTTGGAGCGTTTTTAAGATCCTTTCCCCACTTCTTTTCGATAGCACCCAAGTTCTTATCTACGTCAAATATCACAAGACCATCTGACTTTTGTCCTGTAAAAATACCAATAGCCTTAAATTTATCTGGCTCTCTTTCAATCATTAAAGCTGAATCGTTAGCAGTTAATGACTGTTTCCATGCTTTACCATAAGGAACTTTACCGTCTGACACTCTATCTGGGCTTGATTCATTACGTTTTGGAAGTAGAACCCCCTGTGCGTATATAGGACAAGTTACCCAATTAAGAGGGATTTCAGGAATAAAATTTTTGCCATTCATGTGTTACAATACCTACTGTAGACTATATGTTGAAACCCTGAAGGAACTCCACCCTTTAGGGTTTTCTTATTATATACCATTGACATTGATTTGTCTATGTACTACAATAGTAAGGCAACTCAGGCTTTTATAGCCAACACGCATTATGCCTTTCATCTCAACTAAAGCGAGAGAAGATGCTACTTCAGTAGGTAGCTCAAAAGACAACTACTTGAATCCATCAAGTGTCAAAAGCGGACAAAAAGTACGTTTTACATTATTAGCAGAAGAGCCATTCATGTTCTATGAACTATGGGGCAATGATGTTAACGATCCCCAAAAGCGTAGACCATTCCGTTTTTTAGAAGATCCAACACCAGAAGACATTGCAGTAAAACTCGGTGATGACTTTGTTAGATCACTTACACGAGATGGCAAAGGTCCAGAAACTTGCAAGATAGCTCATGCAGTTCCCGTATATAACTACGACATGGAACGTGTACAGGTATTTTCATGGACACAAAAAACAGTTACTCAAGCACTGGATAACATAAGCCAATTAGAGGATTATGAAGATTCAATGACTGAATGTGATTTCTACTTATCTCGTGACGGAGAAGGTACAGACACAAGATACACTGTGCAAGCTGCCCCAAAGAAAAAAGCTATGGCTAAAACTGTAGACGAATCATGGGATGCAGCCCAAGATGAAGGATTTGATCTATCTCGTCTGATAGATGGTGGCGATCCTTTCAAAGAAGCTGAATAACAGCCATTCATAAGAGTCAAACTATTCGGGCATCATACTTTTCGTTGGATAGGTTTCGTATGTATAAGCCCCGTTAGCTATTGACTCTTTTTTATTTTGCTATATAGTAATTATGGGAACGTGTATTTATTATCCACTTATGGGAACGCTAGACAAACAAAACGCACTAGCCTCTCTAAGAAAGTGGAACTTAATTCAAGATAATAGTGGACCGTACAGAGTCTACCGTGACGGAAACGACAACATATATCACTCAGTTACACATATTTTAAAAGAAACCGCAGCACCCCATACAAAAGATGCTCTTGAAAAATGGTTACAAAGACCTGACTCTCCTATGGAACGTGATATTGCCTGTGAAAGAGGAAGGCTGGCTCACGCTAATGCAGAATTTATCCTCAAACTGGCAGCCAAATTCTCCAGGCAAAACGCAAATAAGCGAGGTATATGGCGAACAGGTGATGATGGATTGGAACGTTGCCCGAAAAAAGTTACGCAATGGGCTCTCCAGAAAGCAGCCGAATCCGCACCTCGTGTTAACTGGAGTGCGTCAGGCTACGCAAGAGGTTTACGATCATTCATATTGGAACGTGTAACGGCCATTCATGCAGTCGAATTTAGTGTTTACAAAGAAGGATTTGGATTTGCTGGTACAGCAGACGCTTTATTGGACATAGATGGAAAAGGGCCATTCATAGTAGATTGGAAAACCGCAAAAGAAGCTAGGTCAGACGACATGATAAATCAATTCTGTCATCAACTTGGAGCGTACAGTTTGGGTCTCAAGAGTCTCACAGGAATACAGGCAAAATATGGGGCAGTTGTAGTAGCCCGTAGAAGTGGAAAACCCCAAATAAAAATCCTCTCAGAATTAGAAATGAGAGGATCAGAAAGTATATTCTTAGATAGAGTGGATCGTTACCACAAACAACTAAAAGAATTAGCTATCGTCTAGTTCTTCAGATTCCATATACATTTCGTACTTGCCATCTCCCAGAGAACCCCATTCCATATCGGCAGCAGTTTCTCTAGCTTCATCTTCAAAGTCAGCTTCAACTTCTATGTAATTGATTTGATGGATCGTTACTAGCCATTTTTTAGTCATGGTACAAGTCCTCGATTCTTTTTTCTATACGTTTTGAGTGTTCTACATAATCAGATATATGCGAGGTATATATTTCCTCTACAGGATCAATAAAACCATCTTCAATATTATTAAGTACAACATTTTCAATCAGTGGATCGCCAGTAGGACAAATTTCTTCGTCTTCAGTGTCCACTGTAACTAATAGAGTTACTAAAACTTTTTTAATCATTCTATAAACCCTATAAAAACTTCAGCATCTTGAGAAGGTAAAACACTATTTTTTGGATCGTCAGCTATCCTACCTAGTATCTTCCACAGTAAAGAAATTTCCTCATCTTCTAGTAAATGAGATTTTATAGTTGTGTATTTGAAAGTGGTATGTTGCTTGTATTCCACTTCAATAGAATAATTGTTACTCATAATCTGTCTCCATAGGATAGTGTGTTTCGTCTTCTGTATTATCTGGATCGGGATATATACCCCCATCCTTTAAATCATTAATTGCATCATCTTCACGTTGGCTATCCAGTGCAGATTGATGATTATGTAAAAAGGAGTCCATTACAGTATCTCCTCTATTTCAGTGATTTCAGAATTAGATAATTCAATATTAAATTCTTCTGAAAATTGTGTTTTTACATGGTCTATGTAATCTTCTATTGAATCGGCCTCAAAATTGTTGTAGGCAAATTCAACTTTGACTATTGATTGGAACGATTTTTTCATGCTTTTTTAAATTTTGTTAGTAGTTTTGAATATAAGTCGATACCTTTGTAGTAACCAGCAGTATCTCCTGTAGCTAATGCAGCTTCAGCAGTATCCAGTACATTACCTAAAATGATATCTTTGTTATCTTTAATCTTTTTATCTGGATCGGGTTTAGCCTGTTGCCATTTGTATAGATTAAAGGAATCTTGATAGTATCTATAAGCCGTAGAAGTAGGAATCTCAAAATCTTCAGAAAGTATATCAGTAATATGTTTACGGGATAGCCTTTCGTTAATATCTTTGGATTCGTTATCTAACAGACACTTATAAACAAAATCTTGGGCTTCTTCTTTAGTCACTAAGTTTACCTTTTATATTTTGGATTGAATCACTTTGAGCAGAAATAAGATCTATTATCTCGCTTATGTGTTTTGTATTATCAAGGTTTACTTTATGTTGATGAATTACATCATTTTTATTCATTGTGTGAATTTTAATTAAAGACTCACGGACAAAATTTTCTAAATTTGTGATTTTGCTCTCAAGAGAGTTTATGGATTCGAGTACTTTTTTAAAGTCTCTTTCATTAGTTTCGTTCATTATGGGTGAATGATATAGAACAGTACAATATTACTTTAGTTTCGTTCATAATGCAACATTCATAATTCTCATTCATAATTCTCACTGAGAATTCTAAGAATTTTCGTTCATTATTGACATTCATTGTTTACTAGATAATGTTGGTTCGTTCATTAATTATTTTCGTTCATTATGAAATCTTACATTCATAAATTTTTTAAACATAGTCATGTAACTATTTCTATTCAAGATTTATTTTTTATTTTAATTATTCTTCAAAAAATTTCTAATAATTCTAATAATCAATTTTCAGATAATTTAATTTATAGATCAGATAAGCTAATTGATAAAATTTTAATTTCAATAAATAGTATGGATTAGTACTTGTATTTATTAGAGTAATACACTAATATATAAGAGTAATTTAATTATTCAACACCCATGAATTATTTTCAACCAAATTTAGTAGATACTGTATATAGTGCAGAATCACAATTAATGGTAGAGAAACACTATCAAAATCCAAATGGATTTAAAAGACTAGGCAATGAAGATCTTTGTGGAAATACCATTGCTCAAAATACTGGTATCTCTATTAGAGAAGCATTTGAAAAAACTGGAGCATTAAATCAACCAGTAGATACCGATATATACATTAAAAATAGTTTTGGTAATGATATTAAATTACCTAATCACAAATGTATAGTTGACTCAAAAACTGGTAACTATTTAAGTGTAATGTCAAAAACTTATGCAACTCAAGATAACGAACCGATATATGAGGTATTTGAAAGAAACAAAGATATTCTCTCACTTGAGAATATATGCCTTATGAATGATGGAGCTAGAATTTTTGTATCAGGTGGCGTTAAAGATGCTGATATTGAAGTTTCAAAAGATGATCCAATTAGAAGACGTTTATGTTTCATAAATTCTTATGATGGTTCGTATTCATTCAAAGTTGTTTCTATTGATTTTAGATTATTTTGCTTTAATCAAATGGGTAGAATAAATAGATCCAAAAATAAATTAGTTTTCAAACATTCAAAAGGAATAAATGATTATGTTAAAAATCTACCTGAATTTATTTCATATCAGAGAGAGGATTTAGCAAATTCTATAGAAGAGTTTAAAGCTATGAAAAATGTTTCATTCAATAATAGAGCAGACTCTATAGAAGTTTTAAAAAATCTTTCAAGGCATATGTTACAAGATAAATTAACTGGAACGGTAGTTGATAAAGAAACAAAAGAAAAAAGATCAAAAGATTTTGATAAAGATCTTTCAAAAGAATGGGCAGATATTAAAGCTAACTTTATTAAAGAAACTCAAAACTTTGAAGTAGCTCCTAATTTATATAATTGCTTTAATGCTTTAACCTTTCAACAGACTCATTGTGAACAAAGAGTTAAAGATGATATAAAAGGAGCTAGAATTAGAATGGAATCTTTGATGAATGGAAACTGCGGAAATAGAATAGATTTAGCTAAGAAAAATTGTTTAGCTTTAACTAGATAAAGTTTCATTCAAAATTATTACTCCTGATCTAACAAGTCAGGAGTTTTTTATTGTTTGAAATTTCGTTCAATATACACTAGAATACTATTGTACATTCATCCAAAATTTACAATGACTAAAACAAATTACAAATTAATTGCTAAGAAACAATTAAAAAAACTTGAGAATGATTATGAAGAATTAAAAATTAGATCTCAAGATCCTTATTTTGAATGTGATGAATATATTTGCAATATTGCAGATTTAGAAAGATGGTTAGAACAAAATGGTAATTACAGAGTGGAATACAAAAATTATCATAAATTAATGGATACTAGAAATATTTTTAAAGATCTAAATATTATTGATGAAAATATTGAACATAAAAAAGTTCAAATTGAATTTTTAAAAAATCAAATAGAAGATTTAAAAATAGAGAAAACTGATATTTTAAGAGAAGATTTAAAGTTAGAAAATAATCAAGTAAGAAAAATTAAATATACTAATATCCCAAATGGAATAAAAGAAATAAAAATAAATGTAGCAAAAATTAGAGAAATTAAAAATAAAAAATTATATAAATATGCTCCACAATAAAAGTTAGTCCAGAACCAAAAAGTTTACAGCTCCTAAAATTTTTAATTAGGAGCTTTTTTAATGTAGTATTTTTGAATGATTTTAAACTGTTTAAGGTACAAATACACGTTAAAAATTTAAAATGTTATGAGTCTTACTTTGCGAAACTCTAGTTATATCAATGATTTTTAATTTTACTTTGTGAGACAGTGTAGAATCAAGGCAAATTTTAGGTAATTTTTAGGGTTTTTTAGTTGTTATTAGAGTAATAATCTAGTATTGAATTATCTATTAAAAAATGGTAAAATTAGGGAGTATCACACACTTTTTTATTATGGACACCCAAACCACAACAAAAACAAAACCTATTGGATTAGGTTTACATGATGATTATCCTGCCATTTGTATTCAAGATTATGAGACAAATGAATTTAAATGGTTTAACGTTTACGAGATTTTTCAAAATTCTAACGATTTAGAAGAATTTACTAATCTAATGAAAAAAGCTAGAGAATTTGTTATTACTTCAGTATCTAGCGAATGGTTCTATCCTGATTGTCAATACTTACATAGTATTTATTCTGAACATATCAGCGATGAAACTTTATTTGAATACATGGAAAGTTTAGAAGATGCTTTGTGTGATGGACACTCTGTATCTTTACATGAGGAATTTATAGCTAATTTTGGAGATTCTTATTTTAATTGTTTAAATGATATGTATTATGGAGAATTTGACACAAAAGAATTTTCTATAGATTATATAGAAATGAATTTTGATTTGGATTCTATTCCCGATATTATTAAATCTAATATTGATTATGAAAATGTTTGGTATGATTTACAGCATGACTATGTAGAAATAGAAGCTAATAAGTCAACATACATCTTTAGACAATAAAACTACTTCAGGAACTAAACCAATGCACAATTACATTATCAACGAAAAATCAAAAGAAGTAATGATTAAAAATGATGTTCCCGAAAAATTACATAATATTGTAATTGGAATAATTATTTGTATCACTACCGATATAGATAGAAAATACGATAAAGCGAAATCTATTGTAGAATCTGAATCCGTAAATTTATCTGATTTAGAAATTACATCTGCACAAAATACAGCATTATCCATTCTCTATTCTTAACTCTGTTTTTATTCTCTGTTCCCATTGCTACTTCTTAAAATGAAATCTTCTAACTATTCCCGTAAACATTACAGACTATCTACCCATGCAAATTTGAATTACGTAAGACTTGCAATGGTTTCTTTTGTTGTAACTTTTATTCTAGCTAGTATTTACTGTCCTAGTTAGTTCAGGAGTTGTTACAGTATCCCCCCAAATTCTCTAGGCTATCTAGTCTAGGGATTTTTTTTTCTGCGGAATTTTTTTTTTTTTTTTTTTTTTTTTTTTTTTTTTTTTTTTTTTTTTTTTTTTTTTGAGTATAGGGTTATATAGCAAACACTGTTGATTCTATACAATAGGTCCTGAACCTACTGATAAATCTAGTGATAAGCTCTAAAATACTACAATATAATAATACTACAATATTACACTAATGTCAACTACTTTTTCTTATCTTCAACGCTAATAGATAGCTGTGGAGCGTTAATGTTGATGTTCTCTACACTCTCCCCTAGTACTTTACCAAGTGAATCTAGTATCTGAGCAGCAGTTTGAAGCTGTCCTTTCCTTACAGCCTGGTCAAACAACCTCATTCTCATCCCCTGGAGTCTTGACACCATCTTCTCTCTATCCTGCTCCCAATCTTCATCGTTCCATTGCTTCACTTTTTTCCAATCGCTCCAAGCTGTATCTATCCCTATACCCTCTCTAGATGAATGTTCATGCACTAACTGTCTGGTAGTTTTACCTGTCAACTGCTTTGAGTACAATCTTTGCCTTCTTGCTTCTATTACTGCATCAGGTTGTCTTTTCCCACATACTCTCCCATCTCTTAATGCCTCTGGAGAACTAAATTGACCATTTGTATTGCGAAGAACAGAATCAGCCACGGACTAAAATACTATTTATACTGAATGATAACCCTAAATCTAGTGTTTAGTCGAGTAAAACACGGAAATTTGTCAAAATTTAAGCTAATCTCTACTACATGAGTACAAAAACAGCCGAAAATCTTACACTTCGATGGGCACAGGGGGAGGTGTTCAACGCAGAGGAAAGATTCAGAGTCCTGGTAGCTGGCAGAAGATTTGGAAAATCCTACTTATCCTGCATAGAACTACTGAAAGCAGCAATAAACCGCCCAGGCGAAACATATTTCTATTGTGCCCCAACCTACCGCATGGCAAAAGACATAGCCTGGAAAGAAATAAAGAAACTCGTACCACCCCAATGGATATCCTCCAAAAACGAAACCGACCTAAAAATTGAACTAATCAATGGATCGCTAATCGAACTAAAAGGAACAGAAAATGCCATGACCCTGCGTGGCCGAAGTCTCGCTGGAGTAGTACTTGACGAAGCAGCGTTCATGGATTCCGATGTCTGGTTCCAAGTAATCAGACCAGCATTAGCAGATAAACAAGGTTGGGCACTATTCATATCCACACCAGACGGCACAGCATCCTGGTTCTACGATTTATGGTGCTACGTTCCAGAAGACACATCGGGTGATTGGAAACGCTGGAGCTTTACCACTATCGAAGGGGGTAACGTACCATCAGAAGAAATCGAAGCAGCAAAAGCCCAACTGGACATAAGAACTTTCAGACAGGAGTTTGAGGCAAGCTTCGAGAATCTCACTGGTCTTGTTGCAGTCTCATTTTCAGATTCCAACATTTCTACCGATGCCGAGGACATAAACATCGCCCCACTCTTACTCGGAGTCGATTTCAACGTAGATCCACTCTGCGGAATATGTGCAGTCCGCTACCGAGAATACTTATACGTCTTCGATGAGATAATTATGACGGGTGGGGCAACAACCTGGGATTTTGCAGAAGAAGTAACCACTAGATATGGAATAGAACGTAGAGTAATAGCTTGCCCCGACCCTACGGGTGCTGCCAGAAAAACATCAGGAGTAGGTTCAACGGACCACACTATCCTACGCAGAAGCGGATTCACAGTATCCTCCCCCAGATCCCCCTGGAAAATACGAGATAAAGTAACATCTGTAAACACTGCACTATATGACGCAGCAGGAGAAAGACGAACTTTAATCCACCCACGCTGTAAAGAATTAATAAAATCCCTCCGAACCCTCACATACGCTCCAAATACAGGGATGCCAAACAAAAACCTGGGGGTTGACCACGCATTTGACGCTTTCGGATATTTATGTTTGCAGCAATTTAATTTAGCGAAGCCAGAGACACTAGGCCAAACTTCGTTTAGAATATACTAAGATACCTAATTCTTACTATGCCTTATCACACTGGGATGAAAAAGAAGAAGAAAAAGAAAAAGGGAGGTAAAAAACGTGGCGAATGTTCCTGTAAATAAAACTTTATACTCTAGGGTAAAGTCAGAAGCTAAACGTAAGTTTGCTGTTTATCCTTCTGCTTATGCAAATGCGTGGCTTGTACGAGAGTACAAAAAACGTGGTGGTACTTATCGCACAGGAACTAAAAAACGTGGCAAGAAGTAGTGGTGGTCTAACCCGTTGGTTCAAAGAAAAATGGGTTGATGTCAAAACTGGCAAACCATGTGGTCGTTCCAAAGGCGAAAGTAGAGCTTATCCTGCCTGTAGACCAAGTAAACGTGTCTCAAGTAAGACACCTAAGACTGCTTCAGAAATGTCAAGTAGTGAAAAAGCAAGGTTTAAACGTGAAAAAACTGGTAAAAAGAAGATAACCTATCAACATAGGCGAAAAAAATCTACTAAAACCAAAAAATGACAGAAATCACTGACGAAATGCTCGATGTTATAGAAGCAGTCAAAGGCAAACGTAATCCTGCCCTCTGGGATAATAGATGTGAACAATATATGAGGAATAATCCAAAGGG